CTAGGCCTTCCGTGTCTCCGAGACGCCTCCTGGTTCTTCATCGAAAGTTGAAATTCGCTTGACGACCTGAAAGGTCGGCTCCTTGGCAGAAAGAACGTCAAGGCATGTCCAGCCGGTTAAGAAGCGATAATGCGTTGCCGGTTGTTGTGTGAACTTCCACGTCTCGGATTGTGTTGTCTCGAAGACGGCTCCCTCTACCCGATAGGCGAAGTGGTGGGGGACGTTGCCTTCCTTGGGCGTGCTCTCATCCTCGGTGCTCAGCGGCATTTCATCGAGAATGCGGATGATCACAGGATTGGTGAAGAGCACGCGCAAAACGTGGTGTTCGTCGCCGGGAATTATGAAGTCCGCGACGACTGCGTCATCTGTCCAGCGGAATTCCAGCAGGTCGCTTTGGACGCAATCTATCTCGGGGGTCACGCTGATTGGGTGGTATCGAGGCAATCGGTGTCACTTTCTATCTGGGCTTGGCCATTAGCCACGGCGACGCGACCGTCTGTGATTGAACTAAATTAAACCAGCCATCAAGGGACGAACGATGCGCCGCTACGCCACCATCATCACCGACGATGACGGCCGCGAGGTCGTCAGCGCCATTGGCGAGTTCGAGGGGGCGGCGCCGCAGCCGCGTCTCGGGCTCATCGAACAGGTCGCGCTCGGCGTGCAGATCGGCATGGTGCGCGGCGGTCCGGTCGATGCGGCCGGCGGCTTCGGGTTTGTCCTGGGATCACTGGGTAGCAGCGACCTGGCGACAGGGGCGGCACGGCTGATGAAGCGGTTGCGCCTTGCCTGCCAATGTGGGGCGGCGGGTTTCGGCGCGGCGAGCTGCAAAGCGGCAACATTGGCCGGCGCGACAGAGGCGAAGGCCGGCTCGGCCAAGCCGGCTCGGGCAGCCGGCAAGCCGCGCAAGCGCGTCGCGCGGTCGAAATCGCAAGTAGCGAAATCCAAAGTGGCGAAATCCAGGACGGCCGCTGCAAAGACCACAGGGGGCGAGCATGGCTGACAAGCCGCCGCCGGCTCGCCGGGCGCTGAAGCGCAGGACCGCGACGCCAGCCACCAAGCCTGCCGCCAGGCGCCAGCCGAAGCGCGCGAAAAAAACGCTCGGCGATGATTTCCTGGCCGCGGTGCGCGCCGATTTCCGCACCCATGGCGCCGGCGTCATCGCCGAGGTGCGTGCCGACAAGCCCGACCAGTATCTGAAGATCGTGCTTTCGGTGCTGCCCAAGGATTTGCATGTTTCCATCAACCAACTGGACGGCTTAAGCGATGACGAGATCCGCAGCCGTATCCGCGGCCTCGAAGCCGCCCTCAAGCCGTTCCTCGAAGACCTCGACGGCGAAGACGGAATATCTGGCGCTGCTGGCGGAACTGGACCGCAGGCGCCGCACTAACCAGCTTGCCGCCTACCGGCCCTATGCCAGGCAAGCCGAGTTCCATGCCGCGGGCGCGCAGAACCGCGAACGGCTGTTCATGGCCGGCAACCAGCTCGGCAAGACCAGGGCCGGCGGCGCCGAATGGGCCATGCATCTGACCGGCCGCTACCCCTCGTGGTGGCAAGGCAAGGTCTTTGACGGCGCGGTCCGGCTGTGGGCGGCTGGCGTGACCGGCGAGGGCACGCGCGACAACCCGCAGCGCGTGCTGGTCGGCCCGCCGCAGCAGCAGGCGGCCTGGGGCACCGGCATGATCCCTGCCGACGCTATTGTGCACACCATCATGGGGCGCGGCGCGCCGGGCGCGCTCGACAGCGTCGTGGTGCGCTGGGGCGGTGGCGGCGACGTGCAGGCCGATGAATCGGTGCTGTCGTTCAAGAGCTTCGAAAAGGGCCGCGAGAAATGGCAGGGCGAGACGCTGCACGGCGTCTGGTTCGACGAGGAACCGCCGCTCGACATCTATTCCGAAGGCCTGACCCGCACCAACGCCACCGGCGGCATCACCATCGTCACCTTCACCCCACTGCTCGGCATGTCGGATGTGGTGCTGTTGTTTTTATCGGCGGAAGAGGTTGAGGGAATGGGGAAGGGGTGAGGGGTTAAGCGGCAGTGGCTTCGATGGCTTCTTGTCTTCGGCTTGTGCTGCCCCTCACCTGCCTGCCGGCATCCTCTCCCCGTATAGTGACGGGGAGAGGGGAGGCTGGCCGCAACCTCGGCTCCTTTGTTCAACGCAGGTTATTTGCGAAACCATTGGTGACTGCGTCCTTCTCCCCGTCACTATACGGGGAGAAGTGCCCGGCAGGGCGATGAGGGGCGGGGCGACGGTGACTAGAAAAGATCGCGCCTTAACAAAACGATACCCCCTTCGTCTCGCAAGGTGATTCAGGAGTTCGCCATGACCCGCCACGTCACCTTCATGACCATGGACGATGCCGAGCATTATTCACCCCAGGAGCGCGCGGCGATCGTTGCCGCCTATCCGACGCATGAGCGGGAGGCGCGCGCTCGCGGCATTCCGGTGCTGGGCTCCGGGCGCATCTTTCCGGTCGCCGAGGAATTGATCGCCTGCGCGCCGTTCCGGCTGCCGCGCTACTGGCCGCGCATCGGGGCGCTGGATTTCGGCTGGGACCATCCGTCGGCCGCGGTCCAGCTTGCCTGGGATACCGAGGCCGACGTCGTCTATGTCGCGAAAGCCTGCCGCGCTTCGCAGCAGACTCCCGCGATGCAGACGCTGACCCTGAAACCATGGGGCGAATGGCTGCCCTGGGCGTGGCCGCGCGATGGCCACCGCGAAACGCTGGAAGGAGCGGGCGTGGCGCTTGCCCGGCAATATTCCGCGCACGGGCTGAACATGCTGACCCGCCACGCGCAATTCCCCGACGGTTCCGTCTCGGTCGAGGCCGGGCTGATGGAGATGCTCGACCGCATGCAATCCGGCCGCTTCAAGGTGTTTTCGACGCTTGCGCCCTGGTTCGAGGAATTTCGGCTTTATCATCGCAGGGACGGCCAGGTTGTAAAACTGCGCGACGATCTGATGGCGGCGACCCGTTATGGCGTGATGATGCTGCGCGAAGCGGTGGTCGATCCGGCGGAGTTCAGGAGCTCGCGGCGACAGGCGAGGCAGAGCGATCCGCTGGGGGAATTTAGGTGAGGGCGAAGTGCCACGTGCTTCGTCATCCTCGGGCTTGACCCGAGGATCCATGCCGCGACTTCCAAGCGTCGCGACGGCACAGAAATTCTGCGCCGCTGCATGCGTCGGCCGAGGTCACGGCATGGATCCCAGGGTCTCCGCGACGTCGCTTCGCTCCTGCTTCGCCCTGGGATGACGAAGTGGCGAGGCTTCGGCCGCTATGCCATCCGTATCATTCCCGCCGCTTCGAATAGCTGCGATGTCTCGAATTGATCTCGTGGGTCACTCCACGATCTTCCAGTAAGAATCCTTGCGGATCACCTTGCCATCGCGAAACGTGTAGAAGTCGCAGCCTTGGACTTCCTTTCTCACACCCTCGCGGGTGGTGCCTGTGAGGGTCCATTTCGAGATGCCGGTATCGGCGGCCGCATCCGCAAAATGTTGGCCGTTGCCGTAGTGGACATCGGGCAAGCCTTCGAAGCGTGTCGCCAGCGCGTCTCGAACGTTGCGTTTGCCCTCGCAACGCGTGCCCCAAGGCATGCTCCCTCTCGGCATCTCCAGGACGCAATCGTCGGCAAAGAATGCCATGATGCGATCGAGATCGTGCGCGTTGAAGGCGTCGCATAGCTCCGTCAGCGTCGATCGAATGTCCATTCGCCCGTCTCCTCCAGTCGTCGGCAGCCTGCGTGTTCGATGCCCGAAGTAGGTCACTGGCGACGGGGCCGGTCAAGTGCGCGGGCCTTCGAGACTCCGCCCGAAAGCGGGAAGCGCACCCCATCGCTCTGGCCTGCCCATGACCCTCCGCATCATCCCCGCCACGCTGCGCGATCTCTCCTACATCGCCGCCAACCTGCGCGCGGAAGACCGCGCCGAGATCGACTGCCAGATTGACCAGTGGTCGCCGGCATTGCTGGCGCTGACGGCGTTGCAGGGGTTCGCCTATGTCGCCGAGCTCGACGGCAATCCGGAGGCCGGCTTTGGCGCCGCCGAACAGCGCGGCGGGCTGTGGATCGCCTGGAGCTGGGGCACGCGCCGCATGAAGCGCTGCGTGCCTGGGATCACCGTGTTTTTTCACACCGTGCTCGGGCCTCAAGTCGCGGCGCGGGGCGCCTGGCGGGTCGAGGCGCGGGCGCTGGCTGCCAATGGACTGGCGTTGCGCTGGCTTGGCCGGCTCGGCGCCACGCAACGCTGCCTGTTGCCGGGCTACGGCAGGAACGGCGAAGATTTTTTCCTCTATGACTGGACAAGAGAAGGCTGGAACCATGTGCCTGTTTCAAAAACCACCGGAACTGAAACCGCTGCCGCCGACGCCGACGGCCGAGGACAAGGATGTGCAGGCGCGCGAGGCGGCGCTTCGGGCTGAGCTCGAACAGCGCCAGGGAACGCTGAGCACCATCAAGACCGACCTCGCGCCGGCAAGCCTCACCGGCCAGCGCCGCGTGCTTCTGGGGCTTTAGACGATGACCGCGATGAAGCGCAGTTTCAGGAAGCGCGTGCTGGCGTGGTGGTTTTGGCGCCGGCATGCTCGGTTGATGGGAAGGCGGGGGTGAGGGTCAGCTGATCTCCCCCCTTGCGGGGGAGATGCCCGGCAGGGCAGAGGGGGGTGGGAAGGATCGCCAACCTTCCCATATCTCACTCTCAACGAAAGTCGGTCATTCCGCCGGCGAGCCTGGCCGGCAAGGCGGTGCGGCCGACCTTCACCGGCCCGCTCGACGTGCTGCGCCGCTCGGCCGAGGCGCGCGACACCATCCAGGTGGTGACGACGGCCATGCAGATGGCGCAGTTCGATCCCGGCGTGATGGACAACATCGACAGCGACGAGGCAATCAAGATCGTGCAGGGCGCCGGCCGCAGCCCGCAGCGTATTTTCCGCCGCAGGCAAGAGGTCGACAACCTGCGCGATGCCCGCGCCAAGGCAAGCCAGGCCCAGGCCGACATGGCGGCGATCGCCAGCGCAGGGAAGGCGGCCAAGGATGCCGTACCGGCGGCCGTGCAGGCGCGCGACAGCGGCCTGCTCGACGGATTGCAAGGCATGCTGCAGGGCCAGGCCGGGCCGGGGGATCCGGGAGGGGCGAGTGGTTCGGCGGGTGGCGGCGCATGAGCCACAAACGCTTTGCCCATTCCGCGCAGGCCGGCGGCCCAACCAAGGCCCGTGAGGCGCTGGCCAAGGCGTATCTCCGGGTGTTTTCCGGCGCCGACGGCGAGATGGTGCTGGCCGACCTTGCGGCGACGGTCGGCTACTACAGGCGCCCGTCCTATGGCGAGTGGATGGCACGGACCCGTACGCCCAACGGCTTCGAGCTGCACAGCGCGCTCAGCAACGCGCGCGCCGAAGTGGTGCAGCACATCATGGGATTTCTGACGCTGGACGAGGCGCAACTGCTGGCGCTGGAGAAGGCGGCGAAGGCTGAGGAGGGGTAGGTGGCGGTTCTGCTGAGTTTGGCGCTCTACGGCGCTCCCCTCTGGGCGGCCGGCCATCTCCCCGCACCGGGGGAGATTAGCCCTCAGCGCGCCGCTTTCGCCAATCGCCAACGTTGCGGAGTGAGCGAGGCGTCGAAGCTGCCAATCTCCCCCCGTGTGGGGGAGACTGGCCGTCACCGGCGCCAGTGCCTCAATAATCGCCGTTATAATACCGGTCGTCGCAGGGCGCGGTGTAGATGCGGCCGTCGCGGTCCTGGTAGCGGCACATCTGTTCGCCGCGGCGTTGCGGTTGCGGGGTGGTGGCTGAGCCGACGACCGCGCCGAGCAGGGCGCCGCTGGCCGCGCCAATGACCGTGCTCTTGGTGTTGCCGCCAATGGCCTGGCCGACGAGAGCGCCGCCGGCGCCGCCGATCAGCGCGCCGGTTCCGGCTCTCTGCTGGCCTTCGGTCTGTGCGCAGCCTGCAAGTGCTGCAGTCATCAGCACGGCGGCGATGGCTTTGTGAAAGTTCATATGAAGTCTCCCTTGAATGCCTGAAATCCCTATCGCTCGCCACGTGCCGCCGCATTGCGGCGGAACGGGGGCACCAGGCCTCACGATATAAGACAGGGTTTCTCGGGCGTTGATGGACCGAGGCCCGAAAACACCTCATGCGAACAAGGCGGTAGCGCCGATCCTTGTCAGAATGATTCAGCCTTTGCCGGTTCGGCCTGGTTGCGCCCGGCCCTTCGCTATCGCTCCGGGCGTTCGTCGTTTGGAAAGCCAAGCAATTGGCTTCCCATGCGCTGCGCGCACCACTCCTCACTGAAACAATGGAGACATACCAATGACCCGAGGTCTTCCCCGCACACTTGTCCGCGCCGCCGCCCGTGAGGCCGGCCTTGCCCCGCCGAAAGCCGGCCTAAAGACCATCACATCAGGGCAGGGCGGCGCCTTCCGCACCGTCTTTTCGTTCAGTGCCATGCCGGTGCCGGTCACAGACGCGCTGGCCTATGCCAGCCAGAAGATCTTCGACTTCACCGACGGCAAGGTGCGCATCAAGGGCGGCACGGCAAGATTGCAGTTCGCCGTACTCAGCCCCCGCGCGGCGACCATCAATGACAATGCGGCACTCACCTGGTCGGTCGGCTCGTCGGCGGCATCGAGCGCGACGCTGGCCTCGACCATGGTCAACGTGCTCGCCGCCACCGCTCGCACGCTCGACGGCGCCGGTGCGGCACTCTCCACCGCCTCGACCGCCGACATCGCCGCCGCCGCGACTCTGGATGGCACCACCACGCCGGTCGATCTCTATCTCAACCTGGCCTTGCCCACCGGCACTGATATCGATGCCGACGGGACGATCGCGGTGACCGGGACGATCACGGTGCTGTGGGAGAACTGGGGGGATAATATCTAGGCGCGCCCACAAACATAGGCGATTGACGCAAGCGGCGATGACGGCCGATCTCCCCTCTCGTGGAGGGAGATTGGCAGCTTTGCCGCCGGCTCTATTCTAACCTCTCACCAAAGGAAATCTCACATGACAGATCTGGCAGACGCCGGGTCCGTGGCGGCGCGTGCGCAGCCGGCGGGCAACCCGGCACGGTCACCGGCTGGTGCGGACAACGGGTCCGCCGCGCCTGTCGTCCAAAGTTGGTTTGACGGTCTTTCCGAAGGCAACCGCAAGCTCGCTGAAACCAAGGGCTGGACCAAGCCTGAAAGCCTCGATCGGGTTTTCACATCCTATGCGGAGCTGGAGCGGCAGCAGGGTGAGAGCCTGCGCGTTCCCCAGCCTGACGCATCCCGGGAAGACTGGGACCGGTTTCATGCCCGGCTGCCGGAGGCGATGCGTCCGGTCACCTCGTCCGAGAAGGTCGAGTACCGACGCCCGGATGGGTTGCCGGAAAACTTCGCCTATTCGGACGAACTCGCCCAGGCGTCCAAGGCCTGGGCGGTCGAAGCCGGTGCCTCGCCGAAGACCGCGCAGGCCTATCACGACAAGTTCGTCGGCTACATGGCCGAGCAGGCAAAAGCACAGGAGATCGCGCTCGCCCGCTCGGTCGAGGCCACCCATGACGACCTTGTCAGGGACTGGGGGCCGACCGACAGCGACGGCTTTCGCCGCAAGCTCGAGGTCGCCAACCGGGCCATGAAGAAGCTCGGCCTGGTCGACGCCTACAAAGCGAAGGGCATCCTTCTGCCTGACGGGGCGCTGACCGATCCGCAGATCGCCAAGGCGTTCCACGCCATCGGCGAGGCGATGTTCACGGAAGACACGATCGACGGCGGTGCTGCTTTCAGCGGAGCCAATCCGTTCAAGCGCAACGCCGCCGGCGAACGCAACATTTCGGCGATTTCAGCCCTCGTCAAAAGCGACCCCGCCCGTGCCCGGAGGCTGGCCCGCGAAGCCGGTGAGAACCCGGATCGGTGGATGCCGAATAATCCTCGCTGACTTTGAGAGATCACCGCTAACCAACGCAAAAGGAAGAGAAAAATGGCAGATGCCTACACCCGTATTGCGGACGCGATCGTTCCGTCCGTCTATGCGCAATATGCGTTCGAGGAACATGTCCAATCGCTCGAAATCTACCAGGCCGGGATCCTGTTTTCCGACCCGGCCATCGCCTCGAAACTGTCTATGGGTGGCCGCTCGGTCGACATGCCCGGCTGGAAGGATCTCGGCAACGATCCGTCCGAGCCGGTCAATGACGATCCGGCCGATTCGATCGAGATGAAGAAGATCGGCTCGCGTCGCGAGGTCGCCGCCCGCGATGTCCGTGCCCAGGCGTGGGGCGTTCCGGACCTGACCTCGATCCTGGCGGGTGACGATCCGCAGAAGCTGATCGTCAAGCGGCAGACCGAGTACTGGCAGCGCGCCAACAAGCTGACCTTGCTCGGCATCCTGAAAGGCGTCGTCGCCGACAACATCGCCAATGACGGCAGCGACCTGGTGCGCACCACCGGCGCCTCCATTGTCGACACCGACATCATCGAGGCCGCCTATCTGATGGGCGACCGCGCCGACAAGTTCAAGACGATCTGGATGCACTCCAAGCAGATGAAGGCGCTGAAGCTCGCCGACCTCATCGACTATGTGCCGTCTTCGCAGCAGGGCGGGCCGCTGATCCCCTATTACATGGGGCTGCGCGCCGTCGTCGACGACGACATTCCCGTAGTGGCGGGCGTCTACACGGCGTTCATGTTCAAGGACAAGGCGATCCTGTGGAACGAGCTGCCGGTGAACACCGAAGGCGGGCCGCTGGAGTTCGACCGCAAGCCACGCCAGGGCCATGGCGGCGGCGTCACCGAAATGGTCGGCCGAAGGCACTTCGTGCCGCATGTTCCCGGCACCCGCTTCCTCGACGCCGCCTCGGCCGGCGAATTCGCCACCGATGCGGAACTGGCGCTGGCGGCCAACTGGGACCGCACCGCGTCGAGCGTCAAGGCGATGACTTTCATCGCGCTGAAGACGACCGAGGCCTGATCAAGCAGGGCGGGGGCGAAGGCTCCCGCTCCCTTTCCGAAACTCGACGCCAGCCCCGCCCCGGATGACCTGCGGCGCGACAAACCAGCCGCCACCCGTGCCGGCAGAGGATCGGGCCGCTGAAACGCGGGCAATGCCTCGTTGATGCGCTGGAGCGGCCGAAGCCCTAGCCAGATCAGAAGGCGGAACTGGCCCATCCGCCGCTCAAGCTTGCTCCGCGGTGATGATGGAGGTCTGAGTGGGAATTGAACCCACTACGTCGGTTTTGCAGACCGATGCGTCACCGTCCCGCCCTCAGACCATCCTGCGTCTTTAGGCAATGCATTGTATCCCGTCAACGAGGGGGAGATCGGATGTCGCGTCGGCTTTCGCCAATCTCAAACGTTGAAGAAGAGGCCCGGCTTTGAAACTGCCAATCTCCCCACTTGAGGGGGAGATGGCCGGCAGGCCAGAGGGGGGCGCCGTGGAGCGCGATCTCTGATTATCGCCATCCAATCCCCAAGCCGCTTCGCAGCGGCTTTTTTCATTCCCGAAGATATCCCCATCAACCCCGTTCACGGAGGCCTGACCCATGGCCATCACCCCGCTCGATATCGCCAATATGGCGCTGGCCGTGCTCGACGAGGCGCCGATCGACAGTCTCGACCAGGACGTCAAGGCTGCGCGCCTCATCAACCTGCATTTCGACCTGACGCGGGAGGCGGAGCTGACCAAATACGCCTGGTTGTTCGCGATCCTGCGCGCCACGGTCGCGGGCTCGGACACCGGCGGCGACGCGTGCAGCCTGAACTTCGCCTACGAGTTGCCGGCCGACTGCCTGCGGCCGCTGCCGCCGACCCGCAATGGCGAACCGGATGGCGTGCCAATCTCGTGGCGGCAGGAGGCTGACCTCATCTACAGCGACCAGCCCGGGCCGCTGGCGATCCGCTATGTCGCCAACCTCACCGATCCGAACGACTGGGACGCGCTGTTCACCGAAGTGCTGGTGGCGGCACTCGCCATCAAGGTCGCGCATCCGCTGACTCACAAGTCGGGCATGATCGACATTGCCCGCTCGGCCTATGACCGGGCGCTTGACGCAGCGCTCAACGCCAGCGCCATCCAGCGCGGCGGCCGGTCCTACACCGCGTCCTGGGCTTACCAGCGCGGCGACAACCGGTTTGCGCCCGGCGACAGCAGGACTATGCGCTGATGACGACGCTCTATCCGATCCAGGACGTCTTCACCCGCGGTGAGATCTCGCCGCGCCTGCACGCACGCGCCTCGCTCGATTTCTATCGAGCGGCACTGGCCAAATGCGAGAACTTCGTCACGCTGCCGCATGGCGGCATCCGCAAGCGTGGCGGCACCTACTTTGCCGGCGAGGTGAAGATTTCGGCGAAGAAGACGCGGCTGATCCCCTTCATCTTTTCGGCCAACCAGGCCTACGCGCTCGAATTCGGCGACCTCTACATCCGCGTGTACGCCTATGGCGCCCGCGTCGGCACGGTCGAGGTGGTGACGCCGTATCTCGAGGCCGACCTGTTCAACCTACAGTTCGTGCAATCCGCGGACCAGATGTGGATCACCCATGAGACCTATCCGACCAAGGTGCTGACGCGCACCGCGCAGACCGCATGGGCCCTGAGCGACTACCAGTTCCTCGACGGTCCCTATGACCCGATCAATGCCACGGCGACGGCGCTGGTCCCGTCCGACTACGGTTCGCTGACGCCGCCGATGACATCCAACGTCGCGCCAAGCGGCACGGTGTCGGGCTTTGGCGGGTCCGTGGACGCGTGGAAAGTGTTCGACAAGGACAGCGTCAGCCACGTCGGCACTGTCGGTGATACCGGTTCCGTCACCTACCGGACGGCCGGCGGCGCGCAGGTCATCGTCGAAAACTACACGCTGACCGCACGCTCGGGCGGCACCCAGGACAGGACGCCGACGAACTGGGTGCTCGAAGGGTCGAACAATGGCACGACATGGGTGGCGCTCGACACCCGAACCAGCGAGATCGCCTGGAACGCCGGTGAAACCCGCTTCTACGAGTTCGTCAACAAGACCGGATTTGAATACCATCGCTTCACCTGGAAGGCGATCGACGGCGCCACCGATGTCGACTTCGCCGAACTGACCTTCAATCGCGCCGCCGCCAGCCAGACGCCGTTCAACCTGACGGCCTCCTCCACCGTCGGCATCAATGGCGGCACCGGATTCCAGGCCAGCGATGTCGGCCGCGCTGTCCGCCTGTTCGGCTCGGACGGGCGCTGGCGTTGGGCCAAGATCATCGCCCGCGCCAGCACCACCGTGGTCACCATCCAGCTTTATGGCTTCGCTCTGCCTGACCTCGGCCCGATCACCCGCTGGCGGCTCGGTACCTTCGTTCCCGGCAAGTACGTCCAGTCGGGCTCGCTCTACGAGGAACGCCTGGCCTTCAGCCGGAAATTTTCGGTCTATGCTTCGGCCACCGGCGATTTCGACAATTTCGCGCTCGGCGAGAAGGACGACGACGCGCTGGAGTTCGTGCAGGCCGGCGGAGGCCAGGCCAACGACATCGTCTGGATCGCCGAATCCGACGGCGCGCTGCTGATCGGCACGTCGGGCGGCGTGCGGGCCCTGTCGGGCTCGGGCATCGACGAGGCGCTGACGCCGACCTCGTTCAAGAACCGGCGTTCGCGCACCTTCGGCTGCGCCCGCATCCGTCCGGTCGATGCCGGCCAGTCGTTCCTCTATGTCACCCGCTCGCGCAAATCGATCGCCGAGCTGACGCAGACTGCGCAGAGCCGTTTCACCTCCGATGATGTCGGCCAGATCTCCGAGCATATCCCGAAGCTTGGCGTGGTCGAACTGGCCTTCCAGACCGACCCGGATCCCCTGCTGTGGTTCCCGCTCGGTAATGGCGAGCTTGGCGGTTATACCCATCAGCCATCCCAGGAAGTCCGAGGCATGCACCGGCATCGCCTGGGCGGCGACTTCGGCGGATTGGGACGGGCGATTGTCGAAAGTGCTGTGGTGACGCCCGGCCAGAACGGCAACGACGATCTCTGGCTGGTGGTCAAGCGCACCATTGGCGGCGCGACCAGGCGCTTCATCGAGATCAAGACCGCGCCCTTCGAATATGGCGCGATGGCGGACGCCTTCGAGGTCGATTGCGGCCTGACCTATTCCGGCGCGGCGGTGACCACGGTGGGCGGCGCGCTACATCTCGCCGGCCAGTCCGTCGACGTGCTGGCCGGTGCAAAGGTCTATCGCGGCCTCACCGTCAGCAGCGGTGGCACCGTGACCTTGCCGCCCGGCTCGGCCGCATCCGCCAAATGGCAGCTTGGCCTGCCTTATGCGGCGGGCGCCGACACGCTGGAGCTCGATGTCGGCGGCCGTGACGGCTCGGTCATCGGCCGCCGCAAGAAGGTGGCGAAAGCAATCCTGTCGCTGCTCGAGACCGACACCACCGGGCTCGAAGTGCAATCGCTCATGCGCGGCCGCTGGGAGCCGGTGCGCATACCCTCGATCGTCGCGCCGGATGGCGGGGCAACGCTGTTCACCGGCAATGTCGAGGTGCCGATCGACGACAGCTGGGAAGGGCAGGGAAGGGTGAGGATCCGCCACGTCAACCCGACCCCCTGCACCATCCGCGCCTTCACGCCGGTGTTCGACGCGGAGCCTTAGCGGCGAGGCGCAAGCCGAAGGTTGCATTCCCGCCCACCCCCCTCTGGCCTGCCGGCCATCTCCCCCGCAAGGGGGGAGATCAGACGGCACCCCTGCCTTCGCCAATCGCCAACGTTGTAGGCGCAGCGGCAACGTCTGAACTGCCAATCTCCCTCCTTGCGGGGGAGATGGCCGGCAGGCCAGAGGGGGGTGCTGTCCCGTCGGCGTTGATCCTTTCCGCTTCGCGGATCGCCCCCTCACTCCCCCAAAAGGACCCCCAACCAATGACATCCCCCCATGCCGAGCAACTCGGCAGGGCGCGGACGGCTGCCGAGTTCGCTGCCGTCATCGCCTTGCTCGACACCGACCTCAACGACGCGCGTCGCCGCAGGGCCGATCTGGCGCAAGCCGAGGATCGCGCGGTGTTCGGCGATGGCGACCTTGCCGCCGCGCGTGCCGCTCTCGACGACTGCAACGCGGCAATCGCGTTGCTGGAAAAGACCATCGACGCCGCCGGCAAGCGCCGCGCGGAGGTCGCGCAGAGCGAAGCCCGCGCCGACATCGCAGCGCTTGGCGACGCGATCAAGGCGAGGGCAGCCCTGCTCGGCGAGCGCTGGCGCTGCGTCCACCGGCTGGTCGAAGAGCTGCGCCAGCAATTGTTCGAGGCCGATGCGCTGGCCCGCGCCATCGCCACCGCCAACGGCCTGTTCGACGCCGCCGGCGTCGCCGATTTGAAGGTGAACCTGACCACCACCCGCCGCACTGCCATGGCCGGGCCGCGTGCCGCCGTGCCCGCCCGGCTCGGCCGGCCGGCGCTGCAGGCCGACCGGCTTTTGCTGTCCTTCCTCAGCCCCGGCGGCGCGCTCGACCCGCGCCCGGCGCTCGGCGCGCCAGTCAAGCGCGTCGAAGGCAAGTCCCCCGAAGTCAGGCGTCCCGAGGGCGCCAAAAGCAAATTCCTTCCCGCAACCAAACCCTTCGGCGAACGAGGCTGAACCATGTGCACACTCGCTCTTCTCGGCACCGCTCTTTCTGTCGGCGGCGCGCTGGCCGAGGGCCGGCAGTCGAAGCAGATGGCCGACGCCCAAGCCAGGGCCTACGAGCAGCAGGCGCGGGCCGACGCGCAAAGCGCCGCCTTCGAACAAGGCCAGGAGCGCCACAGGCAGGATCTCCTGAAGGCGCAGGCGCGCGCCCAGGCCGGCGCTTCCGGTGTCGGCATTGCCGGCTCGCCGGCCGAGGTGCTGGCGGCCAACGCAGGGCAGGGCCAGCTCGACCTCAAGGCGATCCAGTACAGCTCGCAGCTGCGCCAGAACAATCTCGGCACGCAGGCGGCCATCTCGCGCTTTTCCGGCAGGCAGGCGGTGGCGGCGTCGATCTTCAACGCGGGCAATGCCCTCGCTGGCGGCCTTTCCAAAATCTACGACCCGACGAAGAGCCCGACCTCAGGCACGGCAACGAGCGCGGTGCCGGCGCGGTCGGTGATCCTCGGCGGTTCGACCCTCAGGGCTCCTGGGGCGGGGAATACCTAAATGGCGACCATTCCTCTCCAAATAGCCCAGCGCCGGCTCGATACCGGCAATGCGGTGCAATACCCGAACGGCTCACCGGTCGGCCGGGCGATGCAGGGTTTTGGCGACGAGCTTTCCGCCGTCGCCGAGCGCTACCGGCAGATGAAGGAGCGGCAGGACGCGTTCGACGCCGAGATCGCGCGCCGCCGCTTCAACGGCCGCATCGCGCAGGCGGAAGACGAGGTGACGGCCAATGCCCCGGCCGACGGCAGTGGCCTGCATGACGCCATGTACGGCCAGGTCGATCCGCGCACCGGCCGCGTGGTCAAAATTGGCCTGTTCGACACGATGTTCGACGATGCCTTGCAGACCATGCCCGAGAGCCAGCGCGCCGCTTTCGCCAGCCAGAAGGAGGCGACGCGCGCGCCCGGCTCGCTGCGCATGGCCGCAAGGCAGCAAGCGCGGCGTGATGATTATGAGCTGGCCGAGTTGACCGAGGTCGGCAACATCTCGACCAGCGCGATCGCAAAAGGCAATCCGAACGACATCGGAAGTTTCGAAGCGATCCGGCAGAGCGGCTTCGACCTGATCGCCAAGATCGGCAACCCGCTCATCAGGCAGGCGGCGGAGGCCACCTGGCGCGGCAACACGGCCAAGGCGCTGGTCCAGGCGATGATCGCCCAAGACCCGAAGCGCGCCGCCGAGATGCTTGGCACGGCGCAGACCGGAAGCCGGACCAAGAACGGCAGCGCCGGGGCCGTTGGCGAGCAGCAGGGGAACGTCGCAAGTGCTGTGACGACGGCCGTTCAGAGCGCCGGTACGTCAAGCTCTACCCCTGTTGGGGGCCTTCCGAGCGATCGGCAGGGCGCTCCGGTCCAACAGGCTCCCGCCGCTACAACAGACAACGTCGGTCAGCGCTTGAATGGCTCCAAGGCACCATCCGAGAAAGGCGACCGCGCCGGCAAGGCGACGCCCGATGAGAGAGTGGCTCAAGCTTTCCAGAACCACAATTCGGCACAGCCCGATGGAAAGGTCATTTGGGCCGAGGCTCCGTGGATTGCAGACTTGCGACCAGGAGACCTGCAGGATCTCGGTCAGCGGGCGCAAGCGACCATTGCAGCGCAGCTCTTCGATGCGCGCACCAATGTCGAACTCGCCTACCAGAACGCACCCGACGACCTCATGTACACCGGCAACTACTCCGGAAAAAAGCCGGACGATGGAGACTTTGCCGCAGTCTATGGCGTCGATGAGGGCGGCAAACAGTCTCTGGATCTCCAACGGACGTTCAAGGTCGGTCTTCAGGCATTCGACATGCTCAGAATGCCCAAAGACGCCATCGATGCGGCGGTTCTCGCGGCTACACGCAAGCCAGACAGTGCGACGCCGGAACAGGATCAAGCGCAGTTTGAGATAACAGTGTCGGCTGCCAAGCGGGTTTTGCAGGCACGTGCCGCCGCTCCCGCTGATTTCGCTCGCAAGATCGACCCGACAGCGGACGTCTACTGGAAAGCGGTATCGAGCGAGGACAGCTACGATCCGGCTGGCTACCAGAAGGCGATTGCCCGTTCTGTCGCCGTGCAGTTGCAGCTTGGCATCAAAAACATCCAGCCCTTGCCGCAGTCGATCGTCAAGAATCTCGTCGACACCTTGAACGATGAGAACGTGCCGCAACGCGAGCGGGATGCAATCCTGCGTGATCTGTTCGCGGGCACATCAGATCCGGGTGTTCAAGCAGCCATGGCGCTGCAACTGGCCAACGAGAACCAGGCGCGGATCGCCCGGGCCATCGCCAACAATTCAGTTCCCGTGTCTGCAGAGGAGCGCGTGAATCGAAATCTGGCGGCCTTCGACGCCTTGCCTACGCCCCTGAAGCCGCTCGTTGCTCTCAATGACACGGTGCGGCTGATGGCGGATGGCGCCACATTTGGCTACGCGGACAAATTTGCCGCCCTCATGAATTCGCTGATCTCGGGCAGCAATTACGAGGAACAACTCGTTGCTCAACGTGCTGGAACACAAGATGCACAGGATCGAGCCGGGTATGCGGGTACTGCGGCAGAGATCCTTGGCGGCTATCTCAGCGGCAGGGCCCTCGGCCAAGCGGGAATAACTCTCGTTGGCCGGTTTGGCACCGCCGCTATGGAAGGCCTGCCCGGATTTCTCGCTCGCACTGGCCTTCTAGGCGTTGAGGGTGCCGTGTACGGCACGGTAGAGGCCACTGGTCGCGACCAACCCATCAGCAGCGGAGCAGCTTCCGGCGCATTTTCGAGTGCTGGCAGCAATGTTCTTGGGGAAGGCCTTGGCGCTGCCTATCGCCTGGCGGCAGACTGGTCAAGGAGACGCGCGACGTCTTTCCGGCGATCTGCTGAGCCAGCAACAGCAGAAATTGCTTCAGATTCTACGATCTCTGGGGCTGGTCCAAGCTCTCCAGTTGGGGGTCACGCTCCAACCAATAAGGCCCCTGTCGGCCAAGACCTGGGCTTAACCTACATGCCTCATTGGAACGCCGCGCAGCGGGCGGCCGCAGATCTCAAGGTGAAGATGTTGACGGAGGCCGTTACGGTGGTTAGCCGTGCAGTTCGCGTAGGGACATCCGCCCGAAAAATTTTCAAGAGGGCGGGGTTTCTAATTCCGTTCGGCAACGATATCGATCACATAATTGACTTACAATTAGGTGGCCTTCACCAGCTGTCCAACTTCGCCATACTGGATTCAAGTGTTAATCGAAGTTTGGGAAAACAAATTCACGATTTAATCAAAAACTTACCTGTGGGAACTGTCATAAATAAGGTCACAATAGGAGAACGATAGTGTTCGAAGCATTCCGACAAAATTTCCTCATCGACAGCAGGGTTGCGGCGGAAGCCGGCGGACCTGTTGTGGATAGCGGAATCCCCGGCCTGAATGAACTGCTGGCCAATTTCGGGGGAGCTTCTTTCAAGCGGGGTCTGTATCGGATCATCCGGGCACAGGATATGCCAGCCTGGAACGCAAGAATTAGTCTTGGGTTCCCGGAAGCCAATGGGCGGATCACTTGCTTCGGCTACGAGTGGCAAGGCTCCGCGTTTGCAGTTGACACTCAGAGGCTTGAGGAAGGACAGCCTGGCGTGCTCCTGTTTGAGCCGGGTACAGGCGAGGCACTTGAGATCCCTGCCAATATCGAAACCTTCCATGACGGCCTGATCATCGAAAACGCGGATGCCGCACTGGCAGCCAGTCTGTATGAAGAATGGCTGGCGGCAGGCGGGGCGCAGCCAGCCTACGACCAATGCATTGGGTATAAAAAGCCGCTTTTCCTCGGAGGAGAGGACGACATCTCAAACCAGGAGTTGTCGGATCTCGAGGTTTACTGGCACATTATAGGCCAGGTCATAGCCAAGATTAAGGGACGGCCTCCGGGGGTTCGATAAATCTCAGAAATTAACTGAGACGACTTTCACATGACTAGACCTAGGCTGAGATTGATCAAGATGACCTAATTTTAGTGGCCTTAATCGAGGTGGTAGAGCTTGATCAAACTGTTGCACAGTTGGCGGATTTGCCGTCGGGGCATGCTTGGCGCGATACAAAAACCTCGCCGTGGAAGCGTGCCAAGATGCCTGATGAGCCGAAAGAATCGGAGCTGAGTTAGTTTCGTCTTATGGACGTTTCCCATGAGGTTCCGCTGGCCGAGGGTGGGGGAGATCACGTATTGAATGTGAAGCCTCGTTTCCGGGACGACCATATTAGGCATCATCAAGATGCTGGAGATTTTGCGCGCTGGGCTGAGAGGCGATGGCGCAAGAAGAACTTGATTGGTGGAGACGGAGTATGAATGCGATCGCCCCAGATCTCGGCAAGGTCAGTCGTTTGCCGCTTGCGGCGGACGATCCGGACGCGGACGATAATTTTGACGCTGCCCTTGGCGAGGCCCGTGAATACATTAAATTTTTTGAGTGGGGGAAGAATATCAAGACGGAGTATTTTGGATATGGTGCCGAGGGCATAGTATACATTTTTCTCTTCGAGATTTTGCCTGGAAGGTCAGATGTACCCGCATGGATATGGGTGATCGTGGGTGATGTGCCTCCAGCTTACATGCCAGGCGACGACGTCAGAACTTCGTATGAGGCGCTGGATGGATACATTGGCGCCATGGAAGAATGGGTTGAAGCCGCTCGGAAGGGGAAGTCCATTGCGAAGCTGATTCCTGTCAATGTTCCGGCGAATCCCGCCAACGCGGAAATGTTGGGTAGGCGTCTCAAATTCCTGGACGAAAAGGTTCTGCCGCTGCTTCAAGAGTGATGTGTGGTGGCTCGTCGGCAGGTGCGTCAGGGTCCGGCCTCGCGCAAGCGACAGAGACAGAGACAGTCGTGCGAACATCGCGGGATGGGCTGAGCCGGCAATTGCGCAGAATTGCAGGTGATACTGCACCACTTTTCGCCGCCTTCCTCGCTCCCTCTACGTTCAACCTGCACGCAGTGGCAGCCAGACGAACATGGAAGTGCACCGATTTCCGATGAGAATGGCTATACTTTGTGCGGCTATTGTTGACCGCGACCGGTGTCGCTGTCGCGACGCCAGTCCGTGGTTCACACTTGGCTTTTGACTTCACTGCCGGCCAAGGCAATCGCGTTACGCGTCCGGCGGAACTTGTTTCGGCACCGGCCAATACGGTGACTGTGCACGGTTTCCTTTTCGCCACCTGACTCGTTTTCCGGATTTCGCGGCTTTTCCGGTTTGCCCGGCAATCCGATCCAGGCATGCCTCGCCGCCTACCGGCCGGCCGACAGCCCTGCGCAGGGCGCGGTGTCACCCGTAATTCCTCTTGCGTCCGGTTGAAGGGCTCTGGGACCGCTGTGGCAAGCCAATCCCGGCGTTCCATCAAAGTTTAACGATCGGGAAAGGGCCGTGGAAAGCACGTGCGGTAACAGTTGATTCAACCATCGCTGGTATATTAGGGAGTGTAAGTAGCGGCTCCGACAGTGCGGGGGGCGCTGTGTGCCGGAGCCGCCGGCGCAGTCCGGTTGGGGTTGACCGCGCCGTCCTATTCTGGGACAGCGCGGTCAACGATTCGTTAAAATTTTCTGGAACTAATAAAGCTCATGCTAATTGCATCGGCGCCCGACGATTTTCTTTTCGGCGGCTGCCTCGCCTTCCCGGTTAACCTGCACACAATGACGGCCGAACGGACTTGAGTGCACTGTCACGGTAAGTCCGGGCCAGGCTATTTCAAAGCAGGGCCAGGCCGCATCTAGACCGCCACACAATCCGCAACGTTCACAGCCTCGCTTTCGCGGGGCTTTTTTCATGGAGCAAGCCCTATGGCCCGACCTGCAACTGCCGCCGTTCGCCTGTTGACCGGCGAACGCGAACCCGTGCGCGTGGCAACCACGGGCAACATCATCTTGTCGGGTCTGAAGACCATCGACGGCGTGCTGACCGAGGTCGGCGACCGGGTGCTGGTGACGAACCAATCGGACCAATCAACCAATGGCATTTACACAGCCAGCGAAGGCGTATGGTACCGCGCAGCTGACGCGCGCACGTCGCGGACTATGCAGAAGGGGACCACTGTCTACGTGCAACTGGGGTCGGGGAACGGCGCGAAAACGTACCAGTTTAACACTCTCGACCCAGTCATCGGCACTACCAGCCTCAGCATTACGGGGGATGCCGATCCGGTGCTGAAATCTGACATCGTCGATGAAGATGACATGCACTCAAACAGCGATCAAAAAGTGCCCACACAGCAAAGCGTCAAAGCCTATGTGGACAATAACATTTTGCTTGCCTACGGCGGCGCAAAGGCCGCGCTGGCGGCAAAGGCCGTTGACATGTGGAACGGCGTGTCCACACAGATCGAGTGCTTTGGGGACAGCACTATGCTGGGTGTTGACAGCGGTCTTGGAGGGATTACTCCGCAGCCCGCCCCGGACAAGCTGCAATCCGTGCTGCGGGATTACTATTTTAGCTCTGCCGTTACGGTCACCAATCGTGCTGTCAGCGGTTCCCGTTCACAGCAGATGCTTGAGGGCACCGATGGTTCCGGCTCAACATTCGAAGCCAAGATGGCCGTCAGCACTGCGGAGATCGTCATCTGTAATCACTGCATCAATGACTGCCAGAACATACCTCCGACCACACCGGATCAGTATCGGAAAAACCTGCTGGCATTTGTCAATGCTTGCATCAAGTACGGCAAAATTCCGATCCTGCAGACGCCCAATCCGATGTTTGCTATTGCCGCCTTGGGGACGCCCGACAAGGCAAACCGACTGAAGAACTACGTTCAGATCATGCGGGACGTGGCACTGGCTAGCGATGCGCCTCTCATCGAGGTTTACGACATGATCAACTCATGGGTGCGCACTGGCCGCTACCGCGTGCCGGACCTTGTGCCGGATGGATGCCACCCCACGGTAATCACCTATCGGGCTATTGGCTTACAGATGGCGACCCCCTTCTTGCATCCTCATGCTGGTCTTGCTGGTCCTGAACAGTTTATATCGACCATCGAGGGAGCCGTTACCATCGATCCAGCGAATGCGCCCCTCCCTGCGCCGGCCACACGGACAGGCTTCCAGTTAATCTCGGACGCCATAGACCACGCCAAGAGCCTCAAGGTTGTGGTGCGCGTCGACGTGCCGGGGTTAGACATCTGCATCGCCTATCCCATCTGGGCTGGCGGCAAGAACGGTGTTGACGTCGCTTGGGATCAAGTGTCGGTCGGTGGCATCAACCAACTGTCGACAGCCGCTTTTGGCGGTGACTTTGTGCATGATCACGAAGTGTGCATCGCGCGGGACGTTCCCGTTGGGCTCCATCTGCTCACCATGGCATCCGGTGGCGGGACAGCCTCCCTCGGCCTCAGCTACGTTAGATCGAGAAGGACGAGAACCAAGAAGGCATTCGTCGGAGGTGCGCAAAGCCGTGACCTTTGGAGGGATCGCGCCTTGCAGACGATTACGCACTATGGGGCCGGTCCAGACAGCGCCTTCATTGAAGACGATCTCCTGATCTCGCCGCATTTTGCAGCGGGTGGGCTCGACATCACCTTCAACTCAAACATGGCGAAGGACACTCAATTCATCCTGTACGGCGTCACGACAGTAGCCTCTGGTGGTGCTGGCCCCCTTACAGCCCGTATGGGAGTCGGCGTCGGACTGGATGCCTCCGGCTTCGTCAACGTCTACCAGTTGACAGGCGCCGCCACATACGCAACGACCGCTCTTAACGCCGTGGATTTTAGCGGTGTGGCCCGCCAATGGCGGCTTATCCTTGCGGCCGGTACGTCTAACCTTCAAGTCTTCGTCAGCGGTGCCAACCTTGGCACCGTGGCGCTCACCGGGCCATACCTTGGCGGCTTCATGGGGGCGCGCGCGAACGGCGCAGGCAAAACCATCATCGTCACCGACCTTCGCGACATCGAGCATTAGCGCCCGGCGTTGATCTTGCGTCGAAATTCTAATCCATGTACGGCAGGGACATCACGGTTTGGCGGTGGGGTCGATCTGGGAAAAACAATGACGCCGGGCAAGTCGGACCGCTTCCCCTACCTCAGCGCGCTGCGTGGTATAGCCGCCCTGTGGGTCGTGATGGCTCACGTCGCGCTGATGCCCAATCCGCGCTTTGTGCTTTCATGGTGGCCGGAAACATTAGTCCGAAGCGGCGTCATGGGCGTCAATCTGTTCTTCCTTGTGAGCGCCTTTTCCCTCTGTCTCACAATGCCGAAGCACGACAACGAACAGAGGCCATATCTCGGCTTCATGCTGCGGAGGTTTTTTCGGATAGCTCCGCTGTTCTATGCCGTCGTAATCTTTTCGTATTGGTGGAACCCGGCCGGCCTTCCCTACAATCTCAAAACGATCCTGGCGAACCTGACGTTTATTTTCAACTTCATCCCAGGCCGTGGCTACCAGACCTCCATCATCTTTGCGGGTTGGACGATTGGTGTTGAGATGGCGTTCTACCTGGTGTTCCCCTTCATTTACGCGAAGACCAAAAGTGTAACCTTGGCGATCCGAGCGCTTGTCATTGCGCTCGTCGTGGCCACGGTCTTTCGCTCGGTCATCGGGGATCTAGTGGCAGACCCGGGCATCTATATTCGTCAATCGATATTTGACCTGGCGCCGATGTTCATGTTCGGAATCATCGCGTTTCATGTGGTTCAGATTGCCGGCGAATGGACCCATAGACGGGCGATCGGCGCCGTCCTGCTGGCGTCCGTGCCGCTTCAGTTCTATGTGATTGTCACGGGTAGGGTGCCATTTGGCCCGGCTATCTATTGGCAAGGGCCGATGTTTTTTTGCCTGCTGGTTGGGCTCTACCTGTTCCCCATCAAGCCGCTGGTCAACGCGGCAACGAGATGGCTAGGCGATATCAGCTATTCGGTCTACCTAGTGCATGGTCCGATTATTGCTGCTCTTTTTCCGTTGTTCGGACGGCTTCGGCACTCAGGGCTCAGCGAACTTCAGGCCTATGCGCTTGCGCTCGCAATATCGTTACTGTGTATCGTCCCGGTCGCAACGCTGACTTTCCACGCATGGGAGAACTGGACCAATGAATGGGGCAAACGCTTTGCCTCGCGACGCGCCGGCAAAAAGCGTGTCGAGATTGATGGGGTCAAAGTCGAGAGGCCGGCAGTGCCTGTCGCCGCCTAACCCTAGGGTGAGTTCTTGCCGGCCGCCTGCTTTGTGTCGAGAAACGGGAAGATGGCTACGCCGTTCTTGGCCGCTATAAGTTGCACGCCGGCTTTCGTCCAATGCATGCTATCCCAAAAAACCGGCGCGGATTTGTCGGTAAATATTTCGCACTGGTTATGCGGGCATACGGCAACCAACGGATCGATATAACTTACGTGCGATAGCGTCTTGAGGAAAGTGTCGATCTTTCTGGCCACGGGGCTGATTTCTCGGAATGCGTACTCATCGATGCCTGCAAAGGTGCCGTGCTTATTAAGCAACTGAAGGCTGCTGCCTGTGAAATTTTTGCTGCCGACAACGTAGATTGGAGCGCTTGTTTGGGATCGCATTTCGTCAACCGAAGTCTGGACGTATGGAAATGCGAAATCTTGCCAATACAGCGCGATCATCACCAGATCGGCATGCTCTAGCGACGCCGGTGTGGACCGGATGAGTGAGTACGCTTCGTTGCAGGGTTTCATAACTGCTGCAGCAAACGGGTTTATTGATTTCCAATACCTGTCAGACAGGTCGACAGGGAGGGTCGGTACGCCACACCGCCAATCGAGTTGGCGATAGATAATTTCGAATTGTTTTGCCGCGCCAGTCTCAACGAGCAGGTTAATGATATCCGCTCCCTGAGAGTCTCCAATGATCAGAAGATGCCTTTTGGTGGTTTTGAAATCGTGCGGTGTCAGCAACGGAGTGGAGTTCGAAAAGGTGTATGTGTGTTCTTTTCTCAGGTCCAAAACATAAGCATTACGGAATGCAGCGGGCATCCGCCAGACCCACCCATCTGTCGCCCAGCTCTGTGTGGCGGCTGCCATGAGGCCGGCAGTGAGGCAGGCGAAAATCAACGTCTTCCCCAACTTCAACGGGCACGGCTTGCGATAGCGCACTTCGATGAAATGGTAACTGGCTGCGCCAAGGGCCAAGGTTGAGACAAGCGAGGCGAGGATCTGCCACACTTCCAAGGCGCCAAATCTATACACCATGAAGACAACCAGCGGCCAGTGAACCAGATAGACCGAATAGCTGATCTTGCCGAGGTAGATAGCCGGTCTGAACTGAGCCTGTCTTGCCAGCCGGCCCTGACCGCCGAGCAGCATCAATGCCGCGCCCAGGACGGGCGCGAGAGCGGCAACGCCAGGATAAGCCGTCCGTCCTGAATAGCCGAAGATGGCAAACAGGATCGCGGCCAGCCCCACGACATAGAGCAGGTCAGCATACACTTTCGACAACCGTCTCTCGGTAAGAAACACCAGCCCGCCTGCAGCGAACTCCCAGACCCGGAATGGGACGAGGAAAAAGGCTGCCGTCGGATCGTACCCCATCATCCACAGGCAACCCGCCAGGGATGCAGCGAAGGCTGCAGCGATCAAAGAGAAGGCCACCCAATAGCTTTTTCGAACGGCCATGGCGATGAGGAAGGGCCAGAACGCGTAGAACTGCAATTCAACGGCGAGCGTCCAAATGTGAAGCAGCGGCTTCAGAATTGCGCCGGAATCGAAGTAGCCTGACTGCATCCAGAAATCGACGTTGGCCAGTCCAAGCAGAGAGAATATCGCTGACCTCGACAGGTCCTGGAATTGCTCCGGTATGAACAGAAAAGCGGCGACGACGAAGGTGACGACGATCGTTGCAAACAGGGCTGGCAACAGCCGGCGAGCGCGCCGAGCGTAGAAATTCTTGAGTGAGAACCGACCTTGCGCGCTCTCAGTCCAGATGATGCGTGATATCAGATATCCGCTGATTACGAAGAAAACATCAACGCCAACAAACCCGCCGCTAACCGTCGTCCAGCCGAGATGAAACAGCACGACCGCAGCAACCGCAATCGCCCGCAAGACGTCGATATCTGAACGATGATCCGACCTGCTGCCAATATCCGTGGTCGACTTGGCTTCTACCATTTGATCCATAGAAATCGTCTCTACGCGAAGGCCATATTCCAGGCAATCCATTGCGCCTTCCGGGTGCTGATAATCCCCAATCCCCAACGCAATGTGACCTGTCATCGCATCGGGCGGTGGTGCGATGCCGGAATTGCCCGGCAACCGCCGTAGAGGATGGCTTTGGAGACTTCGGGGCTGTGCACTATCGGAACGTCCAGTTCCTGCGCGCCGTCGCGTCATTGATGGTCTTGGTCAGTCATGTGCTTCACCCCTTCGTGCCGATGCGGGGGCACCGGACAACGCCTTACATCTACAATTTCGGGCCTGGCGGTGTTGACATCTTCTTCGTTATTTCGGGCTTCATCATCTACACCGTTGGAGAAAGGGCCGGCAGCCAGTCCATGGATAGGGGCCGGTTTGCCGTGTCGAGCGGTGGCTTCTGGACAGGGTCTGCAATGCCTTGATCGGAATGCGCGTCAGGGTTTCGACAATCCAGCCGGCCGAGTGACTGGGACCACTCGCCGAGCGTTTCGGGTTCAGAGTGGTATTTCCCCAACCCGAGCTGTTCCATCCAGTGTGATGTTCGCCAACGTCCGCCGCTATGTGAGCGCCGGCGCCCCCGAGGCTTCCTCCGGTGCTGGCTGGCCGGATCTAACACCTCCATTGGCAACCGGTTGCTGAGGCGCCGGTGGCTTGGGCGCCAGGCGCGATATGCGTCTGCGCAGCGGCGTCTCGACGTAGCGGAATGAACAGTAGCTGGCGATCGTCACAACGATCAATGTCAGCCCGAACCAGATGGGTTTGGGCAAAAGCGAAATTGGCGTCCACATCTTGATCGCGACATGGATGGGCAGATGGAGCAGATAGAGGGAATAAGAGATGTCGCCATACCACTTCAGCACGCCCCGCCCCAACAGGCGCTGGGCAAGCGGGGAGGCTGTCGAAACCAGGACGAGAGAAGGCAGATAGACAAGGTACAGCGTGCCGCCGAAAAGGGATCTTGGCAATTCCAGGACATCGATCATTCCAGGCCAGGACAAGACGTAGAGGACCAGCAGTGCAACGAACGGGACGTTGTACGACTTGTCCGGCTCAAGTTCGATACGCCCGGCGACGACGCCGGCGAGAAACAGAGGGGCGGCCTGCATGAGAAGGGCGTGCCGATAGCGGCTCCCTGGAGAATGGCCGCCGCCGCGAGCAGCAAGAAGTTGGCAGCATTGCCCAGACGCTGGCAAATCCACCAGATCAGCGGAAAAACCAGATAGAACTGGATCTCTCTCGGGATCGTCCAGAACACGGATTGGCCGGCCCAGAATGCGTAATGGTGCCACCATCCATCCCATTTCAACCCGTAAAAAGGCTGGCCCCGACCTGTCAGCAAAAGCCAGGCATAGGCTGCCGTCACGCAGATCAAAAACAGTGGAAGGACGCGCGCCGCGCGCTTGACCCAGAAGTCGATCACCGCCGAGCCTGAAATCGGGGCAGTCGAATACTTCCTGCCCATCAGAAACCCGGACAGCACGAAAAAAAGTTCAACGCCGATGAGGCCGCACCAGGCAAAGGTGAGGGGATGCCAGGGTGTATCGGTCGCGAAATGCTGAAGGAAGACTGACAGCGCGGCGATGCCGCGCAGCCCATCGAGCGCGAATATTCGCGCATTGTTGTTCAGCAAGTTAGATCCCTCGTCCTGCGCCAACTATAGCCAAATTCCAAAACTCAGCAACCTGCCCGGAGAGGGCGGAAAGGAACTGCCATGGACCGCAACTTTGCGCGGGCGCTTGCGCTCGTCTTGAAATCGGAAGGTGGGTGGTCGGACAATCCGGCCGACCCCGGCGGCGCCACCATGAAGGGTGTCACGCTCGCCAACTTCCGCCGTTATGTGAAGGCGAATGCCAGCAAGGCTGACCTGCGCAAGATCAGCGACCAGCAGGTCGCCGCCGTCTTTCGCCGCTACTACTGGGATGCGGTGCTCGGCGCCGAATTGCCCGACGGGGTCGACCATGCCGTGTTCGATTTCGCCGTGAACAGCGGGCCGGGCAGGGCGGCGAAAGCCCTGCAGGCGGCCTTGGGCGTCGCCCAGGATGGCCGGATCGGGCCGGCCACCCTTGCCGCGGCCAGGGCAAGGCCGGCCGGCGTCACCATCGACGCGCTATGCGATGCGCGGCTGGCGTTTCTCAAACGGCTGCCGACATGGGCAACATTCGGGCGCGGCTGGTCCGATCGCGTCACGTCGGTGCGGGCTCAGGCCTTGCTGATGTCGGCGACACCTGTGACCGCGCCGGCGCCTGTGCCGGCCGCGCCGTCGCCCGGCGCCGAAAAGGCCTTTGGCGGGGCGCCGGCGGCCCAGCCCGTGCCGCCGGCCGTCAAGACTGCTGCCGCCGCCGGCATCCTTGTCCTCATCGCCGGAGCGCTAGCGGCCTTCCGGCAGCACGTCACCGATCTTTTCGGGAGCCTCTTTTGATGAAATTCCTCAACACCAACGCGCTGCACAATCTGCTCAACACGCTGATCGCGATCATCTGCGGTGGCGCCCTGGTCGGCTTCGACTGGACGATGTTCGGCGTCACTGATCGCACCGCGCTTCAGATCAGCGGCGCTATCGCCGTTGCCAAGATCATCATCAACGCGGTGCGAGACGGTCCGCTCGGCATGGTCGCGCCGTCGCCGCCGGTCGAGGAGAAATGAGATGGGAGCGCTCGCCATGCTTGGCCAGTTGTGGCCGTATCTGCTTGCAATGGGTGCCGCGCTCGCCGGTCTCTGGACGGCCTACGCCAAGGGCAAGGCCAGCCAGAAGGCCAGGCAAGATGCCGCCGACGCCGCCGCGCGCCGCCGAGCCCAGAAGATCGACGACGCCGTTGCCGGCCGGACGCCGGCCGACAACAGGGGGAGGCTAGCGAAATGGTCAAGATCATAGTGCTCTCGCTCCTGCTGGCCGGCTGCGCAAGTGCTGGCGGGTCGTTCTGCGCGGTCGAGCATCCCATACGGCCGGCAAAGGCAGAGGTGGCGACCCTTTCCGGCGCGTCGGTGGCGGCGATCCTGGCGCACAATGAAAAGGGCCAGGCGCTTTGTGGATGGAGGCCGTGATGCACGATCTTTTCGACCTGCTCGGCATCAAGGGACCGGTCGTCGCCGCCGGTCTTGCCGGCGGTGTCCTGCGGGCGCTGTCGCGGCATCGCTACAAGCTGCGCGAAATGGTGGCTTCGCCGATCTGCGGCGCGCTTGCCGCGGCCTATTTGACGCTGCCGGTGGTGTCCTATGTCAGGATCGCCGGCCTGCCGATGCCCGACCCCGCCGACGACACCACCACGCTTGCCGCGGCTTTCCTGATCGGCGTCTGCGCCATGTGGATCTCGGACATCCTGTTCGAGTTTGTCGTTCGCAGGTTCAAGCCGGGGGTGCAGGAGTGA